GCCGCCGCCGCGAGGCGATGCACCGCCGCCGCCACCCGTCACATTAGCACCGCCGGTGCCCGTATAAGGTGCGCCGTTCGTTCCCGCGATATTCAAATCGCCGCCCGATGCCGCACCGCCGCCACCGGTAGACGTATAACTCGATCCGCCGCCACCATTAGCCGTAAGCGTGCCAAATGTAGTATTGCCGCCAGACGAGCCCGTCGATCCATATGGTTGAGGTGCTCCACCAGCGCCTACAGAATAAGCAATAACCTGCCCTGGTGTAACCGTCATCAATTTTTTGAAATAACCACCTCCACCAGCACCGTTAATAGCCTGCGTTGTCGCCGATCCGCTACTACCACCCCCTGCGCCCCATCCTTCTACTTCTATCAATGTGACATTTGCTGGCACGGTCCAGTTTCCAGAACCGCTAGTTAATTCAACGACGCCGCCATAACGTATTGCGCCGCTAACTTGACTGAATTGCGCCGCATGATTGCTCTGTGTGGCGAGTCCTACCGGTTCGCCACCGCCAGTCGCTTGTAACAAAATAGCTTCGCTAAAATTCGTACTGTATGCAAATGTTGCGAAGCCGCCTGCAACAAGCTCACCACCTTGCAAAAGTTGATGACCTGCGCCGATTACGGCTTTGACACCAAGCCCGTTGACGTTGATCGAGGTACTGCCCGTGTTATTCGAAGCGACGCGAACTGTCACAACAAGCCAATCGCTATATGCTGTCGGTGCGGGGGTCAGAGTTGCAGTGATCGCATTTGCTGTTCCACCAGCGAGCCCCGCGTAGTTAAATGCGCCCGCTTGAACCTGCCCAATTTCGGGCGCATGCGTTAGTGCCGTTCCAGGCCCAACGTTAAACACCTGCGACGATGAACCCGCGAGCAGCGCACGCAACGCCGTCTGTTGTGCGACGAGCAAAGGCGTCATGATTGACGCGTTATCGGTTCCGGCCGCCGCTTGCGCGCTTGTCGAAATCGGGTCAACGTCAATTTGCCATCCGGTTGTTGCGCCGGTCGGATCGGATAACGACGGCGTTTGCGTATTGCCTTGCACGAGTGACACGAATTTCGTGAATGGCGCATTGCCGCTTGCTGACCAAAGTACACGCGAGCCCTTGCCGTATGAAAACGCCGTGCCACCGTTTTGTGCCGAAGTGATGAATTCGGGACATCCGGTTTGCTGCAACGCCTGAATAGCTGTCGTAATCTGTTGCAGCAACCAATTCATTGTCGATCGATCGATCGGCAGTGCGGCCGGATCGGTCGAAAGATCGCGTTGATAGTTGTAGTTCCATCCCTCAGTCATCGAAACCGTACCGCCGGATTGCAACGGATCGGGGATTACGGTAACGTCGCCGCTGAATGCAAACGGTACGTCAAAATAATGTTGATTCATTAGTTTTCTGCCCAAAAAGTACCGTGATTGAAATTTTGGTTATGCGAACCAAAACCAAACGCCGGTCGAGTTGAAACGATGTATCGAACGCCCACAGCAGCAGGACGCGGCAATACGTCGAAATTCTCAAGTATGAATTGTAAGGCACTGTTCGGCGTGAATCCGAACACATACGTTACATACGACATATCGTTACCATCGAGCACGTAGACATTCCCGTACTGACCAAGTATCGCTTTGATGCGCTCATTTATTTCCGGTACAGTGCAACGACTAATTAACTTGTAGTACTGTAACTTAAGCAGGATTCGTTTTTGATCGAGCGTTAGCCCGACGCCAGCTTGCGACGCACCGAAATTCCCATGCCCGAAATTGTACCGATGGTTGTTCGTCCATGTACCGCCCGATTTCACGCCGAAACCAAATTGTGGCCCCTGATTCGGCTGCACGATCAATGTCAACGGAACTCCTAGAATCTGCGCCCATACCGACAGACCGAACTCGTTGGCCGTATCGAGATTGAAAACGTTAGTAATCCAATCGTTCCAAAACTGCTCGTGATTCGTTGCGTACCAATCCTGTTTAGATTGGAGCAACGACTGTAGTGCTGATGCTTCGTTTTGACGCCACAGAAGCGCCGACAGTACATCGACGCTAAAGTCGAATTGTTCAATCGAGGTGCTCATGAGGTAACCGTAACAGTGAATGCAGTGTTGTTCGTTTGTGCGCGTTGATTTTGCGCGATCGTCACGTCGGCGGGATTTAGCGAACCGGGTGCTGTTCCGATACTGCAACCCATGACGATGCAACCGGGGCAACGCGCTACAATTGCTGCTGCGATTTCGAATGGGCTCACATTCTGACCGATGCCGACTGCCGAAAAACCGTCAACATTGCCAACGAAATAATCTGCAACAGCTTGTGCCGCGTCGGCTTGTAAATTGCCGGTATAAGTTCCTTGCTTGGCAGTCACAGCACCGTATATGAAAACATATGTCGGTATGTCGTAATGCACCGTGTAGGTCTGTCCGCTCGCCGGATCAACTACCGCAACAGATTGCGCACCGTTCCATGCAGCACCATCCGTTTTGTTTTGCAACAACGACATGCCGATCTGTTGTGCGGTCGCAGGACCATCAACACACGCCCATACACTATGCGCAACCATAGTTATACCGTTGATGGTTTGCGTAGTGCTTGCGATATTTTCGAGAAACGCGACCGACGTTACAACAAGATTGCCGTTCGAATCGCGCAAATCGTACAAGTCGGAAATTTGTGCTTGTCGTGTGCTAATGCCTTGCTTTGCCAACGTATTGTTTCGTCGAGTCCGCAATTGTGCGTCGGATTCTTGATTCGTGCCGAGCGTCGTAACCGATGGCGGTGTCCCGGCTTGGTTGTTCGTTACGGTTTCCCATCCGAGAATGGAATCGACCGGCCAATTAAGCGCACCACTTGCGCACGCGATCGGCCCCGCCGTTGTGCAAACGAACGTACCATAACCGATACCACCGCCCGAACCATTGTTAGCCAATACGACGCCGGTTTGCAAAGTGAACACCGGACCACCTTGACCAATCGATACGCGCGTGCCAGCAGGAATGTTCGTATTGATGATACCGGTTAATGTAACGTTAGAAACTTGCGTCGGTGTCGCTTTGGCACGCGTTATACCGAGCAATGCGCACAACGCATCAAGAAACAAACCGCCCGCAAGATTTGGGTTGATTTGGTTCGCGATTTTGGCGTTCGCTTTTACGACCGACGTGCGCGCGGTAACTTCTCCGGTGATCTGTGCACCCGTGTAAGTGCTAGGGTCGGTGCTGACAGACTGACCGAACGCGGTTTTAGTTTCACTTTGAACATCACTTAGAACGTTTGATGTATCAGGGACTATGACGCCGGTTTCGACGATGTAATCGTATGCGTAACTTGTCATTGTGTCACAACTCCATTAATTTGTGCGGGACCGAACGTCGTTTCGATCGTTGCGGCATAGTTCAGTGTATTTCCATCCCGGTACATGCTAAACGATGATACGCTTGTCACATTTGGTGTACCCATAAGTATCGTTCTGGCGGCGGCTTCAAATTGATGCGGATTGAACGACTCAAACGCAGTCGTCATCGTCGGCATACCTTGATCAGCCGCATATTTCATTTCACCGCGTTGAGCTTCGATGCGTGACTTACATAGCTGTGCCGTAGCAACAGGATTGCCTTGTGTGTCGACTAACACCGCCAGATCACCTGTCGTCGGATCAATGTACGGATCGTTGTTGCTGTTTTCTGCGATAACGGTAGTCATACAACGCCCCCCGTGTTTCCGCCTTGCGGATCAGTATGAACGTGTGTCATAAACTGACGACCGGCGATCGTCGTATTCGTCGGCAAGTTAACATTGCCCGAAGTCGTCGAACCGGATGTGCTAGTAGTGCTTTGATTGTATGTCTGCGTAGTCACAGTCATAACGCCAGCGTTATTAATGTTCAATGTCGTCGAATTGATGTCAATCTCCCCAGCGAAAAATTGAATCTTACCGTGGCTCATGACGATCCGCGTCGATCCGTCCAACGTGCTAATCACCATCGCACCCGCATCGAGTGCGAAAGTGTAATTATCAAATACGTCCGGCACGAACCGACCATGTTCGAACGAATGAATGCGTCCGTCATTCGGCGATGCGATTTGCGCGCTTTGCAAATATAGCGATATATCGCGGTCACTTGCTTCGATCCACCCGATATCACCGGGGCCAAGCGGAAAATTGATGAACATTCCACCGCCGCCGAGCGCCAGGACCGGCACCGCCGCGATCGGTGCTCGCCCAACACGTTCCCCCGACGTGCTTATGATGCTAATTAACGGTTGCACCATCGCCCGGTTAGTCATGCGGTTATAGCTAATGATCTGAGCGGGTAATTGCCCGTCAGTTTTTTGCATCAATTTTTGAAAAATGAACGCGATAGCGGCACCTAGCTCGCCGTCGATCGCGGGTGATTTTGATGGAATTTGTGGAGTGTTCATTGCGGTAAGCTCGCAGTCCAGAACATTTGGGGATACTTAGTCGCTTCGATGACATCGTAAAACTGTATGTCCCGCGTTGCGATGTCGAAACCGGTGCGATAGATAGTGTAATCCCCATTCAACGACGGGTTTTGAATGCTGTCTAATCGCAAAATGCCACCTAACTTAACGTCGGGTGAAAGTAACGATTTGACACGGACACCGTACTCGGTAAGCTCGACCTGCCCGATCATGCCACCCGCTTGCGACAACTCATATACTGTGTTTTGTAGCGCGACACCTTTATCTTTGCAAACCAATGTATTGTCGTCGACGTATGCGTCGATCGCGCCCAACTTTTGCAAACGTTGCACTTGTCCGGCAGAGCTACCCGTGTAAGCGTAATTCGCAATGTTTCGCTCTGTCGCCTCGAAGCGCAGATTTAACCCGAGTCGCTTTGACACGTCTGCCGCGATTTGCGACAGGGGCGCCGTGACGGCATAAGATTGCGCGACAAGATCATTCTTAAAAAATTGCATTGTACGCGAGCGGATATTCATGATGATGTCGGGCGGTTGAGTTGGCACCGCGCTAACAATGTCCCCCTCGTACCGGAGAAACATTCCGGTACTTACGCGCCCCGCCCACACTTGAACCGATTTACGCTTTTGGTTGTAGTCGAACGGCGTCAGATTGGTAGCAAGTGCATTGCGCAAATCACGCGACAGATTCGCAACTTGAATATTGCATTCGTTTTGCGTCACGTCCACGAACTTGCTGCCCGATGCGACGATGAGCGGCGGTGATTTCGGATCGCCAACCGAACTATCAATCGTCGCAGTCTCATCGCCATACGTGAATACGAGTTTTACGATTCGATCGTCGAACATTATGCCGCCTGATTTGATGCGAGCGTGATAGCCGTTGCGTTTGCCAAAATTGCGGCGCGGCCTTGCGCCATTTCCAATTGGCTCGCGTAAAGCAATACGTCGGTTCCACCGAAATTCTCATAGTTCGGATTATCACCGCTTACCGTAGACCATATAAAATTTCCACCGCCCCCCTCAAGATACGAATACGGTAAAACCATTTGTTCGGTGATGCACGGGCACGATGATGCGACAGTGATGTTATTTACAGTCACGTCCATAAACATCGCATCTAGTCCGTCAAACCAAATGCGAATGTCGTATTGCAAGCCATCGCCTATAAATTGCGTGCGCTGCAACGGTACGGGTTGTAATGTGATCGGCATCAATTGAAAATACCTCCAAGATAATTCGTTATTTGATACAACGCCGATTCTTGCGGTTGTTGCGTTCCGGTATTCACCGTACTTTGATCGACCGGTTGCTGCACTTGCTTCGACGTTAGCGCTTGATATTGCACTGTTACTTGCTGAATTTGACGAAGTTTTACCGCAAGCGGAATAGCATCAAACACGTCGGGCGTTTCCTCATGCAGCATAGCTTCAATCAACATGTTAGGAAACACGTCGGCTTTTGTCTGAATTGACACAAGCGTGCCAGTCAAATGATATTGTTTGATCGCTTGATATACCGTTTGATATTCGCCATCGCTTGCGAGCATCAACGACAATTCGATTTCGACCGGCTGCACGATCATAAAATCTTGAACAAGCGCGCCGGTTTCGATCGGATGTTGCATAACTTTGATTTCGCGCTTGATATTCGCCCGTATCGGCCGAGCGGTTTCGAATAGTTGATCGAATGTGTCATTGTCGTAAATACCGACGATATCCACGCCGAAAAGCGATAAGACACTTTGCGTGAAATTAACAACCGAGCCGATAACGCCTTGGACATTACCCGCTTGCCTTACAATGTCAGTAAATGCCATGATTACCCCGCAATTCCGTCGTCATGTAGATCGATCGCATTATTGATATGACGGCGCAACTCGTCCCGCACGGCCTGCGCCGTTGCCTTCGGATCAGTCGCACCGTGCACGTGGATGTCGCCGACTGTAACTTGCGTTGTTCGTGGTCCGATTGTAGTTGCGGCACTCATTGCGCCAGGTTGTGCGAGTGGCGTTGCGCTCGCGGTTTGCAATTGAGAACGCGCCGTAAAAATTTGATTTGCGAACATTTCCCGGCGCGCTAGATTCGCTTCGAATGCGCCGGGGCGCTCGTAATACTTGGAATGGATATCAGCTGCTTCGGCAGCGGTCGTAGCAGCCCGCAAACGCCGTCCGGCGGCCTTTTCTTTACCGTTCGTCACTTCGTACTGGAAAAATCTCAATTGTTCGTCAAGCGTCGAGCCTTCCAATGGATGCCCCGACCATTGCTCAAAATCTTTCCGACGTGAACCGAGCCATTGCCCGAGCCCGTATGCACCCGATGACGGATTGCGCGCATCGGCACGCCCACGACTTTCTTGCATAAACGACCCCGCGATGCCTGCCGCTTGCTCCTGCGTCCATCCCATCGACACGAGCTTATCCGCGATTTCGCGACCGGTCGCCGTGCTCGGACCGAGCTTTGCGACAGATTCTGGCGAGGCGGATTGTTGTGGTTGCCCTTTCGTTTGATGGTCCCATGCGTCGGCTAAACCGTGCCAAATTTCCTTTGCACCGCTGAATACATTTTTGAATGCGTTGCCGAGTCGCTCGGCAATAGCCGCCACTTTTTGATGCAATGTGTCGAGCGCAGCAGTCGGCCCTTTCGTGATAACGGTTGCAAAAAATTCAAGCATTGCTGCCAGGTAGTCCCATACAGATTGAACTGCGTTCAGGAACAGAAACAAATCTGCTTTTAGTTCGTCAAATACACCTTTGATGATTTCGCCAGCGGCGGGCCATTTCTGGAAAATTTCGCCAATCAATGATTTCTGACCGTGACGAAATTTTTCGACATCGTCCACGACTAGCCCAATCGCGATGCCCAGCGCAATAAATGGCGCAGCGACGGCTAGAACCGGGGCGATTAGCACCCACAAAGCCCCGGCCGCAACGAGTAGCGGCGGTACTAGCACTGCCGCTACAACTGCGCCGATTGCTGTGAATACGCTGATCGCGACAGACTTATGCTCGCGCAGCCAGCTAATCATTTGGTCGAGGTGTTGCACAACCCACGTAAAGGCCGGTAATAGGTCCATCGCGATTTCGCGCTTGACTGCTTCGAACGATAGCCCGAGTTCCTTTTGCGCGATCGAATACTTTAACGATGCTTCGGCTTGTTCTTTTGTAACGACATGTAGCTCACGCTCTTTCGCTATGATCGCGTCGAACGCCGCCCTACCTTGCGCAAGCAACATGATCGTACCTTGATCAAGCCCGAGCTTTTGCCCGAGAAAGATTTGCTGCGTGCGATCGAGTTTTGCGAAGTTGTCGGCAATCGCAGATAGCGCGATGGTCGGGTCTTTAATCGCATCGTGCATCGTTTGCGCCGACACGCCTAGCGATTGAAACGCCATTGTCATAGGGCTAACGCCCATTGTTCCGAACCGTGCGACTTCGACGAATCCGTCGCGCAGCTTGCGAAGGGTTTCGGTAGCTTCGTTTGCAGTGCCGCCCATCGAAATTATTGACGCCTGATAAGCCGTCATCGTTTCGACCGACATGTTCATAGCGCGCGCTTCGAGCGCTACGGCCGCCGTATGCGCCGCCGTGTCGTTCACCAGCGCCTTGATTGCACCAAGCGCAAGCATGCCTGCCAATGCTCCGGCTGCATTCTTTGCCATGTTTACGAAATTGGCGGCGAGTCGATCGGCCGATAGATCAACGTCGTCGACGGCTTTTTTCAATTTCTTTGCTGACGCTTCTCCTTCGTCCGTACCTTTTTTGATGCCGCTAACATCAGCGGTGAACATGTAATAAAAACTGTCTAAGATATTCACGGTTCGGAAACTCCCTAACGCTGCGCTTTGCGTTCTGCTTCTCGTTGGGCAAGATATTCGTTCGACCTACGCACCATGATTATCTCGAACATGTTCATCGCATCTTCTAGCGTATACACAGTGCGTAGTTCGTTTAGGGACGCGCCGCCCCTTCCTTGTTCGCTTGTGAGACAGGCAATAAATCCGTCAACGTTTTTTGCATCAAGTTGACTACCTGTTTCGTTACCAAATCGAGGATACCGGATAGCTTGCCGTTGCCGAAAAAATCGAAGTTGTAGTTCATCATCGCCCATTCGAGCCGCATCAAATCTTCGGTCGTTTTAACATGGTTATCGACGAGTTCGCGCGTCGCCAGTAACAATGGTTCGTCGCGTCCTTCGATCATTACGCCAACGTGGCGCATGATCTTTAGCATGATCGCTTCATTCGTCGCATAATCGCCGAGCTTCGGCAACGCGCTCGCCGGGTACTGCATCAGAATTTCGCGACCGACCGTCGCGGGGAACTTCGACAGTACGAACGGTGCGCCGCCGCGCGATACCGGAGCATCATCCAATTGTTTCGGTTCTAGTAGCATGTTGTAAAACCCCATGAATGGAAAGAGCCGCTAGTAGCGGCCCCGTCATTATCGCACTGCGCCGAATCGATCAGCCGAGCCCGACACGTGAGATAGTGATATTTTGAAACGCCAGCTTGTAAACTTTCGACTTCATCCGACCCGCCGAGTTGACACTATTGCTAATCGAGCCGGACAACAGCTTACCTGTACCAAGCGTGACGATCGCGCCGGACGGGTAGCCCCCGATCAAAGTGATAGTATCGCGTGCCGATTGCTTTGACTTACCGACACGGTTTGCTGCGAGTAGCACCGACAAGTTATTGTCGTCGTTACTTTCAGGGATGAGCGCCAGATTCACGAGTAACGGTTTCGCCTTGGACCACGACACCATATCGCCGTTCAAACCCATAGCAACCTCGGCGATGTCGATATCCGGGAAGTCGAACGGGTCAGCGTCATCCGCGAATTGTTCGAGCGTCAACCCGGCCGGAAACGTCGTACTGGCTCGGAGCAGTACGCTTAGACCAAACCCGCCAATTTCACCATTCATAATGCGTCACTCCCTCAGATCAATTGATGCGAACCGACGATCGTATTGATTACATCGTCTTTTCGATAGATGATGGTGTAGTTCAACGTATATTCCGTCACACCGTTATTTACCGACGATGTAATGTTCGTCGCCTTCCAGTAGCCTATCGATTGGACCTGTTGCCACGCGGTCGAATCGTTCGTTTGTTGCGTAATGTAAATCTGTTGCGTCAGCGTCAGCGACGAATTGACGCTGATAGTGCCATTTCGCACGGCAAGCTCGATGCCGGATGCGGGCGTTTGCGCCGTTGCCGGTTGACCTTGTAGTACCGCCTCGCACATGTTCTGCCCGCGCTTGTTGGCCGGAATCTGGCCTACCGCAAGTTGCAGATTCATGAGGTTCACCGCGCAATGATCCTTAAACCATTGCTCATTAGCGAACACCGTAGACGATACGGGCGCCGTCGCACTGCCACACAGATAGCCGCGTTGGTAGAAACTAAGTTTCTGCCCGCCAGTCTGAGTCACGCCGTAGTAATTCACGCGCTCGGCATCAAGCGTATCCGATTGGACCGTACCGGGGTTGTCATTGACACTTGCCGTATAGATACCGTTTTGCTTGAACATAAAGTTCACGGCACCATTGACGGCGTTGTAGTTGATCGCAGCATGAATCGACATCGGCAACATTTCGATGTATTGCCGCGCGCCGGTGACACTAATATCTTCATACTCGATACCAACACCTGCAATTCCAATCAACGCCGTCGACCATGTTGTATGGGTCGTTGGGCCGGTCAGCACGCGGAAGATGAACATAACGTTTAGCGCTGCGTTAGCTTGTGCCACGGCTACAGCATCAGTCATTGACAAGCTGCTCGCGTCGTCGTAGCAGAATTCGCCGCAGTTGTTGTTCAGGTTCGTTACGCGGTTGAAACCTGCAACGCGCGTTTCGAGCAGCGACGCGTCATTGACAAGCGCACCTTGCGACGCATACCAACCGAGCGCGGCGGCTACATCGGTAGCCGCCGTAACGCCAGTCGGCGCTACAACTTGAAATGTTTCGGTTGCGGTAACGGTCGGATTCGCGCTGAAATCGAATGCTTGCGCGGTTGCATTCCACGTCACACTACACGCCGTGAGTTCGCCGTTCGGAGCTTGTGCGGCGGCTGCAATCAACGCCGTTTGCAGCGTTGCAGCGACGGCGGTTAGCGTTGCATCCGACGAGAAGTTAAGCCCCGTCAGATTTACAGTAGTTGCGCCGAATTTCAACGACAACAAACCCGCCGTAATCGCGGTAAGAGTGCTCAACGTGGCAATCTGCGCTTCGCCGTAGATCGTTGCCGGTTGGTTGGCGTTGACCCATCGCGCGAATTGCAACGCTTGCGGCGCCGTTCCAAGCGGCGATTGGTAATCAAAATAATTGACGGCGCGTTGATATTCTTCGGACGTCGTACCGAAGAACGTACCAACATCGGCAGAATCGACGAATTGTAGGATCGCATTCGGGCCGACTAGCGGATTAGTCGTGAAGACACGCCCGCACCATTGACGGGCGGCTACTTGTGCAGCAGCACCAACAACAGAATTGATGTTGATGTATTTCTTAAATCGGATCATGTCTAAACACTCCGTTGATTAAATGCGATCGATTGTCGGGTCGAACACAGTGATTGCGCCCGTGGACGTTACGAACACGTCTTTGTGCGTGAATATGATATCAAACGGCACCCATGCAACATTCTGACCGTTCGAATCGTTAAACCAAATTAGGGGTAACTCGACGACACGGAAAATGTTGAACCCTGCCGCGACGAACGCCGCAATGTTTCGCTCATCCGTCATGATGTTTTGTGCTGCTGACGCAAGATCACCAGACGTTAGAACAGTAGGTGTTGCTGGGCTCGGATTCGGCACGAACCCCGCGATCTGAAACCGCGTATGCATTACTTGCGTTTTCGTCGTGTCGAATGCGCCCGTCGTGTTGTTCCATACGTCTTTGTACGCGGGCCATCCGAACGGTTTGCGCGACCCTATCGTATGGAATACCGTAGGCGTTGACGGCGCAACGAATTGTCGCGGTTGATTGTTTTGTTTCACACCGGCAGATATGCCCCTCGCAGCAAGCCCCGCTATAAGCGTTGATTGCACGATACTTTGAATTGCCGAATCAAGCATTTGTCGTGGCCCCCGTTGCAGGACCGATATCGATACCTAGTACATAGGTCCAATTGTCTACGTTCGTCCAAGGGGTATCGCCGACGAGTTGATATCGTCGTGACTTGCCCGCGATCAACGTACCGTCTTTATTGACGGGCCATTCAATCACGTCGCCCGAACCGTCCGGGTTGCGGCGCACTGGTTGCGCATCGACGTTAGGCACGAACCATGTAACGTAAGATTTCGACCAATCGAGCCCATATGCCTCATAGCGCGAGCGCGGCACGGGTTGGACGCTTCCCTTGACGATCGTTTGCGACGCCGCATATGTCGCCGTTTCGAGCCCGGTAGGGCCGGTCCCGATCGATTGATATTGAAACCAATTGACAGTCTGCGAACCAATTACCGATAGCGCGGTTTTTAAAATATTTGAACCCGGAATCATGAATTGCCCCCATTCAGATCAACCGGCACCGGTTGATTCATATCGACGCTAAACGATAGCGTTGCGCGCATGTAGCCTGTTTCATTTAACGGCGCATCGGCGATGCCCGTCGCCTCGTCTTGTGCTTTTGATGGATCGGACTTAATCAACGCTGCAATCTCGCCGATCGTTTTTCCTGTAACGCTTTTGCCGTCGCGTCGATATGCACGCGCAATCAACGTTATTAACGATAGGCCGCCACCGCGCGAAATTTCTGCGATCTTTTTTTGAATGTCACCGCCGACTTGCAAACCGACTGCCGTTAGCGCATCTTCAACTGTCATCTTACCAGCGATGACACGTTTCGATAGCTGACCCATGAGCGCGGACCATTCTTTATCGCGTTCGTCGGCAGTCGGTTGCATAAATGGGCGCTTGTGCGGCCCTAGTTCATTGATCGCCGCGACGTATGCAACCGGCGTTGAATTCGTGTCGGGATACTTCGATGATTCGAACCAACCGACACGCACGTTAGCGCCTTGCAACTTCGCGAGTGCTTGTTGTAACTGACCGGACGCAGGACCCGGCACGCGGCGCATAGTAGCCATTACCGAGGATTCGCTTTAACGTATGTCTGCAATTCTTTGTACAGTAGATGGTCAACGAGTCCGATGTTGACCGTTTCGTCGTCAAGTACAACGTCGGTTTCGATTGTGACTTTCGCCGCCAACAGAAAACCTGGTCGCGATTTCGTATCGAACGCAATGTGATATGTCTGTTTGTTCTTTGATGTATCCATGATTGACCCTTATCGAAACAACCCGCCGACCTTGCGGAATCCGGTGCGTTCTGGCAACCCGACTGATACATAGAACCCGCTCGCAAATTGCGCACGCGCCAGTGCGAGAACTTGCTTACCGTAAGGTGTCGTTGCGAGCCAATATTGCATCATGTTTTTTACGGGTGGCGCGAGCAACGATACCGATACCTTGTCAATCGCGCTTGCCGTCACGATGACGGTATCTTGACCATCGGCAATCATCGCTTGTTGCTTCGCAATGTGGGCCGTCAAATAATTCAACACAAGGTCGAGCGCATCGCCGTTGAAACCGCCGCAAAAATTATCGTTACCTTGATTCGCGAACTGCAAAGCCATGTTGAAGTAAATCTGCAACGTCGTTTCGACTGGCGACGTTGCGAATTCCGGGCACTGTTGCTGAAACAGTGCGTAGTTAAACGTATGCGTCGCCATTCGTCACACTCCGGTATTAACGGTTTTCGACTTGCTTCGTTACCCAGCCTGTGCCGAGTTGCTCTTGATCGACCGGTACAGGTTCGCGGCCATCTTTCGCCGTCTTTTCGTAGTCGGCCGGGGTCAGCGGGCCGCCCGGATCGCGCGAGTTCATGTCACCAACCATCTTGTCGATGTCGTATTCTTTGCGCTCGACGCGAAAATGACCACTTTCGATAAATTGCTTGAAATGCTGTGTGTCGGCGATAGCGTCGTACTCCTCCTGCGTGATCGCAGTATGCACACCTTGCGGCGTAATCAAGTTCTTCGACGCAATGCCCGCGCCGCCGCGAATCAAGACTTCGCGCAACGGTTGCGGCAACATACCGTTTTCAGGCGGTTTCGACCAAACGACAATCTTTTGCGGATTCGCCAACGTGCTGAAAACGTGGACCGTACCCGACGATTTTTGTGCGACTTCGCGCGCCATGATGTTTCGCTCCATACAAATGAAATGGGGTGCCACGAAAGACACCCCTGATTCTACAGGACCGCTAGATGCGGATTACAGACCGGTGAAGCGCACGACAGCATACGGTCGCTTGCACATGACGCCTGCCGTCGCATTCGCGTAATCTTCAACGTATGCCTTGGCACGTTTTTCCACTCCGAGGGCTTGGAACTTCGACGGCACGACTTGGATGAACACCTTACCGTCGTCGCTCGAACCGTCATCGATACGCTCGGCAAAGAAGTACATCGCCGATGCACCGCCGTTCGCATCCGTTAGTTCAGGTGCCGTCACGATGCGAAGGTTCGGGTAGTTCTCGCGAATCCATTCGCGAACCGATATACCGCCGACCGATTGCGTTACCGTCAGGAATTGCCGCTTACCCATCGGAATTGCCATCGTGATCGGCGACTTTTCGACATCCAGCGTGTCTTGACTCTGCACTTCGAGCGTGTACATGCCGAGTCGGATATCGGCCGTGATGTCGTTGAACGTCTTGGTATTCCACGTCGCCGTGCCCGACGTAGCGCCGTTCGGGAGCGTCACATATGCAGGCAACGACGGATCGTTGAGGAAACCATAGGTACGACCCGCGCCGTCGTTGAAGCCGTAGAAACCGACGCGATTACGTTGGATATCGAGCGCGCGACCCGCTTGTCCACGCTTCTCGCCGGACGACGACACGCGCATACGTGCGGCGCGCGCTTCTTCGAGCAGACCGACGAGAATACCCATTTCGAACCGCACGACGGTGCGCCATTCGAAATTGACGTTCCACGACGACAAGGGGATGTCGTTGTAATCGCCGTAGGGAATTGCGTTACCTTGCGGCTCAAGCATCCCTTGAACGATTTGTTCATCTTCCCATGAGCCAATCGTAGCCATCCCGATAAGCTCGTCGATCTTGCGCGCCGCCGTGATGAAATTGACGAACCCCGGCATCCACGCTTGCAAGAATTGCACGAGAGCGGGGATCGCCGCCGTCGATTGGATCGCGCCAGGGGTCGGCAAGACGCCTACATCGTTGCTGTCCATCGCTGCCGCCATTTGCACGGCTTGCACGAGTTCGGCGATATACGCATGATCGAAACCAATACCGATCTGTTGCAACGCGTTGTATTCGGCAACGTCTTCGCGCGTGATTTCGAACGGCTTCCATTCGCGACCAGACAGCGACGAATGGATCGGCGATTCGTCTTTCTTCGTGAACTTCAACATGTGTTTTGCTCCCTGAATTACAGATTAATCTTAATCATCAGCAGACCGCCAGGTGCGGTCGGTTGCGAATACTCGCCAACCCATGCGTTGAACATCGTATTGTTCGCATCGGCCGTACCGGCGACAGCGGGAACACTAATCGTACCGTCCGCTTGCGCAAATTGCAGTTGCAAGCCTTCAGTCGCGGCCTTGGTTCCACCGAGCACAACAAGAATTTTTGCGAATTCTGCGAAATCTGCTACGACGTTATTCGGCAACGTGAACGTCGGCACGAGCGGGCCGGACGACGTGCCCATCGAAACGTGTTGTTTTGGATTAGCCAAGATGCCAGCGATCGGACCGGTGCCACCCGCGCCGACCGTCTTGTTGTCGCCATTGAAAGTGAACACACGACCGAACACGTTGTTCGCCGGGTTGGTCGTGTTGACGTACAGTGTGCGTGCACGCTTCGGGCCGTCGCGCACGATTTCACCGGCAATGCCGAACCCGTAATCGTAATTGATCGTCGATTGAAACGTCATGTTGATTTGCTCCTAGATGCGTGCGGTTAATTACGAGCGTTCAGCGAGTTGTTTCGCAATAAACGACGGCTTGCGCTGCGTGTCGGCGGCATCGCCCGCATGCGCGACAGGTTGTTGATGCGCCGGTTTGCGCCCATGCAACCATGCGGTGAGTGCGGCGACTTCAACGCCCTTATCGGCCGGGATTTCGAGCGTTTTAACGGCGTACTCGGCAACTTCCTGAGCGTCCATCGCATGGGCTACGTGTTCGAAGTCGGCGATGAACGGTGACACCTTTTTCACCAGTGCGTCACGTTCAGCGACGGTGCGCACGACATCACGCGAGTCCATGCCGCGACCGAGTTTTGCAACAGCGTTCGCGACCGCTTTATCGACGATGCGCGCAACTTCTTTTGCATCCATACCTTTCCCTTCTTCCGGTTTGTCCTTATCTTTGTCGTCGACATTGTCGAGCCCGTTCGCACCAGACGTGCGCTTGTCGCCAGGCATTTGCTCCGTGTCGCCAACCGGCGTCGTCGGCTTGCCGCTTTCTTCATCCATGCCGACTTCATCCGATTCGCCGACCGCTTTGATGTCTTCAATCGCTTCGAGCAGCGGTGCGGCATTTTTAATCGCTTCGACCGCTTGCGCAAGTTCGCCGGTTTCATCCTTGCCGTCTTTGATCGCTTCTTCAGCGTCCATCGCAAACGCCATCAAGCGATTCTTGACGGTCCCGGCGAGCGTCTTCGTCTTCGCCTTAATCAACTTCTCTTTTGCTTCCTTCGTCGGCATTTTTTGATGCTCCGTTTCAGTTGTTGAAAATCCATCCATAACCGCAACTTCCGGCCCCATACGCCCATCATCGACAGTTGCAAGATGGTTAAAACGGATGCGCCGTTGCACGTAAGTATAAGGCACACCGTTAAACACACCTGGCGCATACTCATAGATGCACCGATACCCTAACGACAATTCTGCCTTGCCCATTGCAATAGCCTGAGCAAGAAACTCCGACCAACACATGATGTTAGTTTTGAGCGTCCCGTAATCGTCGCCATTGTCGAACCATCCACGCTCGCCGGTAACACCGCGAGCCTTCTTCATTTCGATAGGTTGCGTGCCGCCCGTACCGTCGCCGATCATCGTGTGATCGATGATCCACGGTTTGAGGCGCAGCGATGCAATACACGCGGGGTCGCTCAATTCTTCGGCGGGACGATATACCGCAAACATTTTGCCGCCGTTACCTTTGGCGACTTCCTGCGGAATGCTACGCCCTAAATAATTAAACACTCCTACCTTTGAAACAGGATTGTCCATTACTTCGAAGAAACCATTAATATCGTATTGCTTCGCACTGTCCGACTTGTCGGACGCCATCGCATTAAAGACGCACGCGAGAACGTTAGGCGTGCAACCATGCAACGGCGTGGGCAATGCGTCGAGCGCAAACCATCCCGAACCGATATGCTCATCGTTCAGAACGGCTTCGAATGGTTCAACGTCGGCAAAGAACGCGTGAAAGAATCCATCGAAGATACCTACACTCGTCATGTCACCTTGGTGCGCGTGCTGCGTTTCTTCGATACTTTCGCGCCGCGCCGCCTGCTCGGCGGTTTCGCCTTCTTCGACCGTACCGGCCGGGAAACCCCATTCGCCGTTAGGACGTTGCAACAACAGAATTTTGCCGTTAGCGTGAAATACGGTTCCCGCTGCCGTCGCCGAATCGTTAGCAACCGAATATGCAATCGCTACGGCTTGCTTTTGCGGTTTGCCTGCCGCAATCTCAGTCTTAACGTTTTGTTCGAACGCTTCTTTGCTACCGCTATGATTCAATGGCATGGAATCACCCCACTACCCAAACGTTACCGTTACAAAATACAGGAACAGTGTTAGAGCTTCCGCCTGCTACAGGATTGTTCCAAGTCGGATTTGCCGCATCCGTCACGAACGCGCGAGCACCTTTAAGCGCGGTGTTAGCTGCCGGTAACGTCGCTACGGTATAGCCCTGCGAAATCGTCAACGGACCATTCGTACCACCAGGCATCGAGACAGCACCAGTTAGAGTCGATGTACCACTGACACTGAAATTGCCGGTATGCGACCAAGATGAAGATGGCGAACTTGATGTAATTGAGCCGCTTGGACCGAGCGTGATGCCAGCGGTTGACGTCGAAAGTGCGATGCTGGCGACCCCTGATGCCTGTCCGCCAGTGATGACAATCGGCTCTACGGCGGTACCGTGTGAGTCGTTGTAGAACCGGAATCGCATTGCCCCCTGGTAGAACAGGATGGATCCTGTACGGTTATTCGCGCTTTGCGTCGAATCGAACATATCGATATCACCACCGCCCGGAGCCGCAAAATTCAAAGTAACGCCAGAATTCGTTACGCTCGCTGGATTCGTATTGGCCGACGAACTCAACGCTCCTTGCACGCTTACATTGCCTGTTGCTGTAACGTTGCCTGTCACCGCTAGACCGCTCGATGCTTTACTTACAATCGGATTTGGATACGTACCGGACAAATCACCACCGGCAGCGCCAGAAGGCGGTAGACCGCCCCCGCTTGACGATTGAGGGTATCCACAAAGCGTTAGAAATTTCTTGAAAGTACCGAGATTCATTGCAACACCCATACAGTTTCGGAAGTAATTTTTCCGCTCGTGTAACCATACGTCTTGACCCATGTATGAGAGCCATTTGTCGCGGTATCAGTATTAACGGTGCCGTCCCCATTATACGTATATGTATGTTGCATCGCGTCACTTGAAATCATCGTATGTGTTGCCGGGTCATAAATATCCATGCACATTTTATTACTCCTTGTCATCAAATTTGAAAATGGGGCGCATCGTGCAACGACAATATGGTGCTTGTCCTGGTATACCGCGCTCGCCTTTGCTGGGTCCGTCAAGATGTGGCAGATAGTTTTCAGCTTCAGGATCGAATGAGAATATTTTACCGTCGAGTACGTCGCGATGATACTCGCGTGGGTGATTCGAACCGCCGCTATGGACCCATTCGAATTCTTTGACGCCCAGCGCTTGCATGCGTGTTGCGTTGATACTATTGTACGCTTTGCGCGTTTGATCCAAACTAACGTTTTTCGCCCAATTTTTGACAGTCACGCCGTACTTGTCAAGTTGCGGCGTCAGATCGGCTAAACCATTACCGCCCGATTGAATCGATCGCATTACCGCGCCCTGTACATCGTCAAGATATTTTTCAGGAATGCGCTTAATTAACGATACGCTTTCGGCGACGCTTGCGGTCAACACGTCTCGCAATTGATCGTTGAAGACGTCCGCCTTAAATATCAGTTGCCCCGACATTTCGCGCAACGATTGACCGAGCTTCAAACCGCTGTCTTTCTCAGCGCGCTTTGTCATTCGTTCGGCGGTCGGTTGCGCGATCGACGCGAATAGCTTCGCGAACTTGTCGCGCATCGAGTTGGACAGGATGCGCGCCTGACTCGCCAGACTTGCATCCATCGCCCACGATTCGCCGTCGCCCGCAAACGTCACGAACAACGATTCGACTTCGCGCATAACTTCGCGCGTCATCGCGTCAATATGACGTTGTATCGTTTCGTTGTATTGCGACGCGATCGAGCCCGCAATCACGAGCGGCGCGCCGCGTATTGCATCGATTTTGAATCGATTCGCCCACGCAGCACGCTTGCCGACGACTCTAATTTGCTTATGCGCCATGTTTGAAAGCCCGTGCTGCGTTCGGCATGTGTCGCTGCATAGCTTCGGATACAAGTCGTTCAATGAATGTATCCATTGCGTCGCCGGTCGGAGCGCCTTCATTCTCCGTCACAGTAACTTTGCCAGGCGTGCCGAGTCCCGGCTCATCTACAGGCTGATCACCCCCGACCGGTTCGCGCTCACCTTCTTCAATCGGCCGGATCGTGCTGTAACCGCTGTTGCGATCGTTGCGCAAACGTTCATTGACATCCGCATCATCGATTGCGCCGGTTTGCACAAGCGCTAGATCGGCGCGCGCGTTTAGTTCGTTAATTTCGGCGTACTCCTTCGCTGTCGGAGCATCGAGCGGGTTCCACGATACAGTCGTTTTCGCTGCACCACGCGAGCCAAACTTCGGCAGGATGTACGAAAGTTTTACCAACAAATGATGGCGCTCGATGAATGGTGTACCCTCATGCGTTTGTAACGATTCGAGCGTTTCGTGATAGTTCGACTCGTCGTATGCACCTTCATTCGACAAGCCACCTGCCGCCGTTCCCATGATTTTGTTGACCGGAGCATCGCCCGCTGCGCACGCGAGCGCGTATTGGTTGTCGATCACGTCAGATAGATCGGTGAGCGCCGTATCGAGTTGTGCGATTTCGTCATCGGAACCGGTAAGGCGCATACCATAGTTATCTTGCGCTCCGAGTTGAAAAGACATCGCTTGATCGAACTTATCTTTGTTCAACATCAACGATTCGACATCCGCAACTTTCATCGTGTACATGCGCTTCGTCATCGCGAGCAGCGGCGCTTCGTTAGCGGTGCGCTCTGCCGCGTAGCAACGTTCCATGATCGCTTGCGGTACGGGGATACCGCCGTACAGATAGGCCGGTTTCAAAATATCATCCGGTTGTTCTGTTCGGAAAATGCATAGGTGCGAACGGTGATATTTCTTGCCGTTGAGCATCCACCACGTCGGTTCGTAGAAATCGGGCGATGTAGTATCGCCCGCCGCATCGCCCGACAGAATAGGGCTCATCCAGTACGGATCGCGCATGAACCAACCCTTAAACGAGCCGGGGCGGATGCTATCGGGATTGAACGGCTTTTCGAAAAAGTCGGGGTCAGGCGAATCGATGATCGGAAATGCAACACGGATACCGAACTTGCGACCGTTGTAAAAATAGTCGAGCAAGTGTTTCATCAATTTGAATTTCTTGTCGTATTTTGCGTATTCGGCAACGACATCATCGTCGAGCGCATCTTCGCCGACTTCGTTGATGATTTCGAAACCTTGTCGAATCGCGTCACGGGCGGGCGTAAGACAAATCTTTTTGACTAGCCAGTGTTGCGCCACGATCGCGCATGCTTGCGGCCCGATATACGTTTGCGTCCCGTACCATTGGAAGATGGAATCGGGAATGTTTGGCTGCGCCATGTTGTACGCCGACTTGATAGCGTTCCAGCCTTGCGAATCGTCATCGCAATCGTCGCCCGTACCTACCGGCGCGGGCGGTACTGGTGCCCACGATCGCAAGTACGTCATGACGTTATTTGCGAGTTGTTCGGCCGCTTGTGATACTGCGGTACGTCGCATTGCGTCGTTTTCGTGCGTGCTAAATATCGAGCTACGCGCAACCGTTTGGTTGGTGCTCGGTGCGACGAGCGTTTTTCTTTTGAACCACCCGAACATAATTAAGGCCCCATAAATGACAAACGCCCCATTTTACAATGGGGCGTTCAGGGCATTACTTATTTGTCCGGTACGATAGGTCTTATGACACAACGACAGTTCGGTGTTTGTCCCGGCTGCGCCCAAGACGGAGCGTGATTGCGGGGGCGTCCCATCTTCACGCGCCACATTAGCAGCCTGAGGTACAGCGTTAGACTTGTTGCTAGTTGTCTCCCATCCCGATCGGTTGGCTCATATGCAACATCTACATCGTCCTGCACTAGCTTATTGGGTTGCCAGCTTTCCACATTTCCCCCGTCACAGTGAAGCCCTATAGTAACACAAAAATCGTTACCGTTAGTAACACTTCGGAAAATGTTGCTAGGTCGCGACGGTAAAAGTTACCGGAATAGCACGTACAACAGCGTTGCTATATGAGCAACGCTGTGCTTCATTCGGCGTTTCGTAAAGCGAACCGATATTGAATCGAGGCGACAGCGAACGATAGATATTCGCGTACATCGTCACGTCGCACGCCGTCGATTTCATGCGGATGGTTTCACCGTCCGAACCCCACGTGCTAGGCGTAGTGTCGAATTGAAGGCTATCGAGCACCGGAAAACCACGCGCGACCCCGACAAATGTTACCTCGATCCAATTGCCCTTGTACAAAACCTCGACCGGTTCACCACGCTTTGCTGCTTCCAAGTCAAACGGTTTGTTTGCCGGTGCGGCCGGTTTCGCACCAGCATATCGACGTTTCAATTCATCACGCTCACGTGTTACCTGTTCTAATGCTTTCAAATTCTGCGAGGCTGCACGATGTACCGAATCACGATCACGCAGGATCGTATCGAACAATGAGAAGATGCGCGACTCGATCATATCGACTGTGATACGTTGTTCATGCTGCGCCAGATGATTCGCCGCAGCCAATGCGTTAGCCATATCGAGTTCTGCTCGGTACGCCTTGAGCAATTCGCGAAGTTCGGTCTGTTTCGTCATGATTGGTTCCTTTAAAGTCAAGATGCCATCAAGTGGCAATCGATGTATCCATACCCTTGCTCAACAGTCACGTAGGCGCCCGTTCCCGCCGATGTCGATGCGGCGGCAAGGTCGAGACTAATTGTGACCGTCCCGCTAGCGTTCTTCACTCGCCAATTCCAATTTATCGGAAGATGGTGCATGTCCGACGTGACATTACCCGCCGTGATCGGTTGATCGCTAACCGGGTAGGAATCATTAACCGTTCCATAAGCAATCACTCGATCGATCTGAACCGTGTATCCGAGATTGTTCGTTACTTCTACCTGAGCGTTGCAGTCAATCACATTGCCCATTTGAACGTTCGGAATTGTCACCGAATACACAGTTTGGAAGTTGTACGGTGACGAATTCGTCAACATGAGATTCGAGACCCACTCTTGTGTGGAAATGTAGTCGTTCCCACTAACTGTCTGCGACGCGTTGGCAGGTTTGATACCGACAAGCATCCAAGCGTTGCCGTCGAACGTGCTTGCAGCAGATTGGTTACTGCCATTGCCACTACCACCGCCGCATGCCGCGAGCAGCGCGGAAACAAACAATGCAAGAATGATCGAACGTTTCATTTCATGACCCCTAGTTGGTTGATGGTGACGCAAGTATAGGACCGTTAGTAACGTATTGCAATACGTGGCACAAAAGAAAAACGCTCCGATTCGGCGGTCCGGTATCCCGGGGCTTACTACGGAGCGTTTGATCGTTGCAGGGAGTTCGCCGTTTCGTTCGTATCCGCTTACCGGGGCGGTTAGTCCGGCCCGCACCGATCGATGTCACAAGGGGAAAACACGATCGGGGAGACTTGCACTACGCGGCGTTGCTATGCGACGACTGAATACAGTCTATCACGACACTGGCGTTGCGCAAACGAACCGACTTAAGCCGATGCCGTCGATTCTCGCTAGGCGGTGCATCAATAGCATCGGTGTACCGTTGCGTTTCGCCTGTCACCTTGACATACAGGTGTTGTCCCTGTACCACGTCGCGCGATTCGAGCAGCGTTACATCAATCCTATCTGTCGCGAGTCGCATGCGATTGACGACTTCCGCAACGATTGGCAAATGTGACGCATCGACGTGGACGATGATGCCGGGGTTCGGATAGCCCCATTGAATCGTCTTGCTACGCGGCACATTGGCAAGTTTGAGCAAACGTGAAATATCGTTGAGCGTCATTAGCTACACTCCGATTCAAAACGGCGGCGGATTTCACAGTCCTTGCAACCGCAGTATGGAGCGTTCGCATCAACATCCCACTTCGGCACATAGTCGCGAGTTAGCGGCTTCTCGTTAAGCGAACGCATTGACTCGGCATGTACAAATGGATCGCAGACGACGAAAAGCGCGACCAGACCGAATGCACCAACTGTAACGCCCGCGACGAATACAAGAATGAATACGAATGTTGTCATGGTTTAACCACCGTATAAGGGTCAGCGTATTCCGCACCAGTACCGCCAGCGATGCGAGTAGTCGCGCCGACGCGTTCAGATACTTCGTTGAATTTTTCAGCGACAGCGGCGCCTAGATCAATGCCGAATTGATAACAAAACAGATCGAGATATGTAACGATATCAGCAGACTCGTTGCGAATCTTGCGCATTGTTTCTTCCGGCAACAATCCGGCCGGAAGTCGATCACGCAACACCGATTTTGCATGCTCCCCAAAATCACCGCGTCGACACGATTTGAGTACTCCGGCAAGTTCGCCGACTTCGCCGACCATCGCTACAATCCATTCTGCTGGGGTCCAATCCGTGCCGTCCGACATCGTATGCGCCGGATTTCCTTGACGGTCCTTGAATTGCGGCAAACGGCACTCATTTGCCGCACGCAATTGTCTAAATTCGATACTGTGCATGCTCGATACTCTGGTTGGTTGAAGGTGTTCCAAGCATGCCACCGTTAGTAACGGTTCGTCAAGCGAACAGTGACGATTTCTTCTCTGCCGGTGCGTACAAGATCATCATCATGTCGGCATGGTTCGGCGAGCGCGTACCATCCGGCGTCTTGTCGATCAGCAACTTACCCGCACTGTCGATGTCATACGTCGGTTGTGACAGTTCAGCGACGAGCCGAGTGCGCATTGTTGACGGTAAATTTTCGCTGATACTGATTAGTTCGTCGGGTGGAAACACGGCGCCGTCAACGATCGCCCGGTGCGTCTTCTCAAAGCGCTCGCGCAACGACCACCACGATTGAGCCTTGTAGTTCTTGAAAAAATCTTCGTTCTTACGCGCACCAACTCCCCGGTCGTCACCCTTGAATACGAGCTTGTCTTTGTTGACGACCGCGCCCGAACCCCGGAATGGTTCAAACTTGCGTTGTGAGCCCGCACGATCAGCCCGTGCATTGATCTGCGCCGCATCGCCCCGCACCCCGGCGCCCAGACCGTCCGAGTCAAACCGGCAGTTGTCGTAGCCGTATTGATCGCAACGTAGGAACGCCTGTTCGGTCGTCCAAAAAATCGTCTTACCTTGACCGCTCCAACTGTCGATATGCTGCAACTCGATACCGTGTCGACCACCCCATGCGTTAAGATCAAGCCCTTCGTCGGCAACGTCGAGCGCGCTAAACTTCGCACCGCTTATCTCGATGCCGAGCTTGCGGGCCGCGCCGATCGCCGATTGAACCCACGCGGACGGAATGACGACACCTTGTTTCGACGCTGCAAAGTCTAGGTCAATTTCCTGCGCCACGATCAGCGGGTTAAGGTTCGATTTCTGTCGTTCGTACCAAGCATCATCTTTACGCGGATCGTCGCGCCAGTGAAAAGTGAACACTCGGTGTTCAGCCCATTCGTGACACTTTTCGGCGAATGGGTTATCCATGCCGTTGACCGAGCTAATGTCAATGCGGCAATTCGTGTTCTGCGACAGAGCCGCATCGATCAAGTGCGGCCGCTCCAAGAATGCCGCTTCGTCGACGAACGTTTCCGATGTCCGACCGCCTCGCCCGATGTTGTCGCCCGCCTCACCGCGCAAGATCGCGCCGGTTTCGGGGATAGTCAACAACATGTGCGTCGAGCAAGACTTATTCGTGCCGATCCATCCGCCCCGGAACTCGCGCGGTAGGTATTCGAGGAACATCCGCGCCTTGTAGAACAAACAGTCAGGATCGCCAGCTTTATCGACAAGTATCTCTTTGCGCGAGCCGAACCCGGCGACGTACCCCTCAGTCGTAACGGCCTTCGCGCACGCTCGCGCAACGATCATCCATGACAGGCCCATGTCGCGCGATTTCTTCGCGACACCGAATTCAGCAGACTGACTTAGCTTCTCGATCCATTGGAGAAATTCGCGTTGCTTCGGAAACAGAATCAGCGGCATCAACGCCGGAAGTCGGCGCGAGATATTACGCGGGTCGAACGTAACGCCCCAATCTTCTATCAGGTCGATCGGATTGTGCCGATAGTGGACCTTCAACGCGTTGGCGAGCCCAGCATCGCGCCGTATCTTAGCGAGCGTATCAATGCGCCATTGAAAGATGCGCGGATAGTCCGGTTGCTTGAAATCGTGCGGATATGGGTACGGCATGAAAAAGGGCCATGGTGTTAGTCATGGCCCTTATGGTACGACGGGTAACGATTGTTATATTGAACTTTGCACGCTCTAAGGGATCATATGGAACGCATCAGCCGACCAGACGATCGGGGTCAACGTCGAACCCTCACGCGCAACAACGTGTTCTTGATCTTTCGACAGGTAATAACACCCGCTCGTAACGACGAGCCCATCGGCGCGTGTGACGCTGTATTGATGCCAACCATTCAGCGGTGCCTCGCAATGCTCCGTCTTGAGAATGATCCATCCACCAAGCGCAGTAGGGGCCGCAGCAATCGGTTCGGCGTGCGCCGTTGTCGCGAGTAATGTCGCGATCGTTGCAAGTATGAGTTTCACAACCCCTCCCGTACATTCGCCACACCCGGCGCTATCAGGTTAAGGGCCAGCAACGCGAGCACCAAGCGCGATTGCTGCGTGCGCGATTCGCGGGCTAGGTCGATCAGGTCTTTCGCTAGTAGACTCATTTGACTTGTCTCCCATAACGCGCTTCAATGCTGTAGAACGTCAACAAGCTATCGAGAGCACTATGCGCGTTTGCGAGTCGCCAACGTTCCGCACGGTTTTCGCGTGTCGGTTCCATCGCCGACAAGATGCCTTCGATTTGCGCTTTCATCGCACCGACCATCAAGACAAATTCTGTTGCGATTTCCGGTGTCATTCCCCCGTCCTCCTTTCGTCGCCCTGTTCCGTATCGCCCGACTTGATCCGACCGATACGGGCCATTTCCGCTTGAACCATCAACTTAGCAGTGACAATGTGGCGCACTGCGCGGTCGAGGGCATTTACAGCAAGATTCATTTGCGCCGTGATGAGCAGCGCTTCGAGTTCGTGTAAGTCCATTTCATCACCCCTGTTGAGCATGCGACGAATGTTAGACGAGAAAGTAACGGTTTGCAAGCAAAACAAAACGCCCCGCATGGTTAGTGCGGGGCGTTAGGGCTCGCATCTACTCACCGGCGAGCCTGGCGCGGGAAACTACCCCCGTTCGTTACGACTGCGTGTCTTGCGGGCCATCGGCGGCTGCTTTCTCATCCTTCTCGCCGACATTGACGATCCCTTCGAAGTGCGTGATGCCAGCTTCAATGTTATCGGCGATCCATTTCTCACCACGCTCCAACAGTGCGATTGCGCGCATGATGATGTTGGCGTGCTCGGCTTTGACTTCGAACGTGGTCGTCGGTGCGGGTGCTGCCACGGGTTCGCTGTTGTCTTGTACGTCGGACATGTCTGTTTCTCCAATGATGGGTTGTTACTAACGGTGCAACGGCGACACTATAGCATGCCGCATTGATCCTGCAACAGATTCCAATGCAACATATTGAGCGCAGCATCAAGCGTTTCTGCAATCACAAACAGCGGGGAGAATCCGCGCTTCAACAAACGGTCGCAAGTATCAGCCGGAACGCTAACGATCCAATGTCCAGACTGCAACGACTGCCGCGCGCGTGGCTTGACGGTCTGTAGGTTCATTTCCGCGCCTCGCATGCCGCGAGTAGCAAGCGGTCGAACAGATCGTTGATTAGCTCCGGCGTCGGCGCTTGCTCTCGATGCTGTTCGACGAACGCATCCACAACGGGCTCGATTGCTTCGAAGATGCTCTCCTGTTTGTTGCGATTCGATTCGCAGAGCACCATTCGGATACCGTTAAACCGTTGCGCATCGGCGACGAGTTGATCGAGCGCTGCAACGACGCGATTGAAATGCTCGGCTTCGACATCGTTGTACACATGCTCATGCCCGATATAGTCAAGACCTTTGCGAAGCGTCACAACAAGTTCGCCGTTCAATTCTTCAACCGGGCCGCTGATTTCATTTGCCATGATGGCGCGCTCCGTTATTCGCCGACCGGTGCCGACGTTGCAGCCGCGAGCGCCGCTTGCGTCTTTTCGTGCGCTTCGCGTTCAGCCGCGAGCGCTGCCTCAAGATCGGCGTTCATCGCCTTGAGTTCGGCATTCTCAGCCGCGAGTTCGTCGTTACCGACCGGCGCCGGTGTACCGCGCCCGCCCAACAGTACGGCCATTTCTGCCTGTTGAGCGTGGCTCGTCGATGCAATATTTACGGGTTTTCCCATGTCGTCCTACTCCTACAGTCGAAAGTTAGTGTGCCCTACCGCACACAGTGCTGATTTTACAGAACATTTGGCGCAAATAGACGTTGTAAAACCGTTACTAACGGTCTAGGATGCATCCTAACGGTGATCTGACACCGTTGTCAATCAACCTACTGTATGAGGACATCATGAACAAGACTCAAATTCGCGCATACACCAAGGCGCTTGTCGAATCCGCATCGCATCGCGCCGTCGCGCTTGAGATCGAGCTAGCCGTGGGACTCGCCGTCATGCACGAGTGCGCGCCGTCCAAGCGGCTCGGCCGCGAAACGTTGCTGACGATATACTACGCGGCGGGTTGGCAATGCGACAAGCCCGGTTCAATCGACTGGCGCGCGGTCAACCGGCGTATCACCGCATCGATCGCGCTATACGATTTCATGCCTGACGACGTGGCACAGCTAGCCGAGTCGAGCAAGGGGGTCGAGTTGGTCGATGCGATACGACCGATGATTAAGGCGCTCAAGGTCAAATCGATCAATGAGGTGTTGCTCGCAACGGATCGCGTGCGACCCCCGAGGAAACCGGCGCACCACGAGCAAGAGGGGCAACGAATCAACGTCGGCCACTTGCACTTGATCGTACCGCCGACCGCGACGCGTGACGAATTGATCGCGCTCGCGACACAATTGATGACGCTCGCCGCATCCGAGCCGTTCGTCATCCCAGCAAAGGTCATCGAGCACGCGCCGGAGCAAGACAAGGTAACGGCATAAATGTGCAAATATTTGTCGATGGGCGCTTGCAAAACCGTTAGTAACGGTCTATGATTCATCCATCGACAACGCGAACACGAAGGGGCAGCAAAATGAGCAAGCTGAACGACATGAGCACCGACGCTGAAATCTTCGCGGTTGCTAAGGAATTCGCCGATGCTCATGGCCTGAAGGCGGAAGGCATCTTCGTCCCGTTTGTGCATCCGCTGTCGCTGATTCATGAGGCCGGCTTGGATGAGCAATTCGACGCCTGGGTCAAGGCAGACTAACAACGCAATCACGAAGGGGGCGATGATGTTCAAGCGAATCGAAGCTGGCTTGTATCGCGATGGCGACATTGAAATCCGCGACCAGTACAGCCCAGATGGCGCGACGCATTGCCGTTCCATTGCAAAGAATGGGCGTCGCTGGGCGATCACGAAGGCGGGCGAGTTCATCGGGCGCGAGAGCACTCTGGCAGACGCTAAGTGGTACGTCGAACAGCTTCGCAAGCATAGCGCCGCCTAACCGCGCCCGCTTTTAGGAGAACGATGATGGAGCAACTTACCGCCAGCGTGCGTAAATCAGACGGCGGCCACCGCTGGGTCGGCGTGCTTCGTAACTCTAAAGGTAAAGTCGTTTGGGAATGCGGCCACGCGCATGAAAATCACGATTGTCGGGGTCGCAAAGGAAAGCCAGCGCACTCGCAAACTGAATCGCGTCTAACCGCGTCCGCATAAAAAAATGCCCCGGTCCGTTCTGGCACCGGGGCTAACCTCGCTTCTCCCATCATGGCGCGTCTATTGTCTCATGGCCCATTGACGCCGACCGATGCGCACCATGCGCGCTAACAACACCGTCGTATGTTGCGACGCGCTAATTTCCTGAATCGTCAACGTATCGATATCGTCTTTCGTATCGAGCGCGCCGCCGTTGTGGCCGATGACCGCCCATGGAACCCACTTGCGCCGTTCGATGCCGTGCTCGTCGTAGCGTGTCATGTCTCATCCCCTCATATGCAACAGTCGAATCAACCACTCCGAAACGATCGTTACGAGAAGTTGTGCATGTTCCTTCATAGCTCACTCTCCAAACATTCCGTAACCTTCGCGTTCGCCGAAGACGTAGTACAGCGATACATCGAGAGCCCGAGCAATCGCTACCAAATCGCGCCATTTGCCATAAGCGTGCGATTGCTCGATGTCGCGTATTGTTGTCATAGCGACTCCCGTTTGCGACGCGATGTCGCGCAGTGACAGACCCATTTCAACGCGCACTCGTTGCAGTCTGCCACCCATAGTCACCGGATTTGCGCTATCACGCTTGCCTTGTGTCATACGTTACCCCTTCATCAGTTCTTGATACTGTCGCGCCGCTTCCTGCGGATCGGTCGCAATAACTGTTACATTCTCCGCGCCATGCGCGTTTATGCCAACCCCTACGTTGACGACCGGTGCAGCACTCGGTGCGTCTTGGCCGATCTTGAACTCTTTAGCAAGTATCGCGCGCGCTTGCGCTTGGTCTTGAATCTTGATCTCAATGCCATCTTTCGTTTGCTTGAATCCTGCATACAAGCGCTTAGCGGCGCCCTTGAGCTTGCGGGTGTCTTTGACGACCGGCATAACATGACCCTCGCCAAGACAGCGCGGGCATTCCGGGTTGGGGCTCGCGTAGACATCGAACCCATAACCCCCTTCATCGGTCGGTACGGGCACCGGGTCAGGCGCCGGTCGCTGCGATCCTAGCTCGCGGTCCTTCTCCCAAGCTCGATGTTCGCGCGCCGTCGCATCGAGCGCTTCGGCGAGCTTGAATCCGAACTCAGCCGCATTTTTCCATTGGTACTTGAACGCCACGCCCCAGCAGTGGCGACAACAGCGGACCTGCACTTGCATCAGTTCGTTGGCGTCCGCTGTTGCAATTTCAGTCAAAAGGGACAGAACGCCTGCACGATCGATCGCGGCCTTGTTGAAAGATTCGTTGCGAACTTCATCAATGCGAGCCGTTATCAGACTGTTCTTCAACAACTCCCGACCACGCGTTGAAATTGTCAACGGCTGCATATTGCCCACATCATAAGCACGTCGATATGCCTCGGACGCATTTCCTGTCTCAAGATACGCCAACACGAACGCATCTTGTTTTGGTGTCAATTTTCGTTCTTTCATGGCTCAAATGGCACGGTTCGGAACACAGAACGCTCCGGTACACCCTTTCCCTAAACTTCCCATAGAATACATACCCCTATCTAATACCACTATATAACCACTTTTCCATAGACGTTTTATATATGGGTGTACTCACCTGTTCTGTGTTCTGGCGTTCTTGTCACAACAACGCCATCAACGTTGCATATCCGCCCAACTTCGCATGCGGACGATATGCTGCGAACGCTTTCGCGGTGTTGTCTTTGCATGTCATTCCCGGCGCTAACCATTGATGAATGTTGCGAACGAGCCAACAACGAATTTTGTTGCCGTTCTCGTCATACACGCCGGATTCAAGCGGCATCATGCCGACATCAGCTAGAGCATGTCGATGCACTGCCGTCATGCGTTTCGCTGACATATCACCCTCATGCATGATGTTGATGATGTCGCTTACCGTTATCAAATCGCAAGGCCAATGCGCTACGATCTGTTGCGCCAATGTTTGCACTGGCGAGCGCGACGCCTCAATCGCCTTACGTTTCGCCGCGTTCATCGGCGGCCGGGCGCCGGGGTTGAAGCGTGACAGATCGCGCATACGCAGCCATGCACCGATACTGTCGATGAATCCGGGGTGATCGAGCAGTGCGTATAGGTGCGTATAGACCGCTTCATCGCGGGGCTCGCCTGTCAGGTGCACGACATACCAACGTCGATCGTTATCCGACATCGGGATAGCGTTCTTGTGGTTCGAGAACAGCAACCACCGGCACGAGTTGTGTTCAACGTATTCTTTGCCGTACTTCGGCTTGATGTAGCGCGTTTCCTCGGTCAACATGTTCCGAATCTTGCCCTCCATCATGTAAGCATCTTCGCGCGCTCCGGTTCGAATTTCATCAACGATTGCGATCACACGTCCGGCGAGTGCACCATTAAATGACCCGTTGATGAGAGCGTCCATGTCAACAGACGGCGCGACATATCCACGCCACAATCGGGAGATAACACTACTGAGCCAGTTGCGTCCCGTGCCAGTTCTATCAGCAATATGCAGCCATCCATGATGTGGGAGCACGCCGGGATGTTGTTCGATGTGGGCGAGCCAGTCGAGAAATCGTTCGGCTTCGTCTGCGAATAGGTACTTGACATGTTCATAGAATGGATTGATATCGATGGTGTAGTTACGCGGCGGAAGTGCGCGCCACATGTTGAGTGCAGTACGTCCGTTTGGGTCATAGGTGAGAACGTTCGCCCCGGCGCGAAACGTGCGTGTCGCAACCGACGTGCGCCCCGCATGTGTGAGCCAGTCCTCGGTATGCACGCGGGTCCCGCCAGGCGTAACGGTGCGCGACGCTGCCATCAGGTTTTTAAAGTCGGATAGCGAGAAGCACACGGCACGATCGAACTTGCTACCGACTTGTGAGCCGTCGCCGATGAATACGAATTCATCAAGCATTTGTGCCGTTGACATAACCGGTGTTAGCGTCGGCATGTCTTCCGGCAGATTCATTGCGATGTTTTGTTGACGCTGTAACGCTTGACGATCGGGGGCCGGATGACTTGCGCGCACATCAACCATGCGCCGACAGTCGGAGATAGGGAGCTTGGCGCCTTCAACGCGCTCAATTGATTTCTGTACATGCTGCGCGAGCAGTTCGCGGTACGTCCGATCGATCGACAGATCGTATCCGGTTTCGTCACAGATAGCGCGAATCGTTGCAACGTTGGGCGCGGCTGCGATACGATCATAAAAGCCCTGATAACCCTGTTCGCCCGCCTGGCGTATCTCATCGTTGGCGTCGGATGCATTCCACTTACGAACGTTGGTAACTGTGATGCACGCACGCATGATGTCGAAACGCATGTACGTTTGGCCGCGCACACGATCCGTGTCGGCCTTGGTGCGTTGGAACGCGGCGCGATACATCAATCGTTCCATGCGATCGCAGTCTTTACCGGTCCATACTGCCAGGCGACACGCAAGCGCGAACGCGGCTTGTGATTTGTCGAACGCGTCGTTATCAGCGGGCCATGCTTGCGACAACACCGCAACGTTGGCGTTGAATAGATCGGCGTTGCTCACTTCAACGCGTTCAACGTTGACTGACTCGCGCCCGGTTAGATGCGCGAACGCCTGGTATGCATCGGGACGCGGTTGTGACGGCGGCGCCGACAGAAACGCACGGAGCAGATCGTCGTCGTTCGCCGGAACGTTGCCAGCTTCGGCGACGGGGCCTGTATGCCACGTCAACTCGCCATCGATACGTCGATTCGGCGGGAAGCGTTGTGCGATGAATTGAGCGAGCGCGGGCCCAGCGTTGTGCGCGGCGTTGCCGTTACAGTTGCCAGTGAGTGCCACGAAACGCCACGTGTGATAACACTCAACGCCGCCGATACCACCGTTGCGACCGGAGAAGTCGGGCGGAACATCGCCACACGTGAAGATATGCAGACCCTCGCCTGACTGTGAGACTTCAATCGCAGCCCCAGCGAACTGAGCGCATATATCAAGCGCATCATCTGACCATCCGTTACCGACGCGGCAGTGATCGATGTCTATGAACGTGAACGGATCGTCACGAGTGAATGCGAATGCAACGCCCATCTGCCAGGCATGCGCATATGTCAACGCTTCTTCAGCGGTACACCACAACAACGGGTTGGTACTGCTGCCACGGACGCCGGTAATGCTATACGGCATCTTTCGCGGCTTACCTTCTTCATCCGACTCAAGACGCCACAACATGAATTGTTTATATCGTGCCAATGGGGCGAGCGGTCCCGCCAGTGCTGCGCGTAGTCTATTGATGTCGTGCATGTTGTTCGTAAGCGCGGTCAATGTAGATCAGGTAGTGCGTCATCATGACAAGTGCTACTCGACGATCATATCGGTGCCGAGCGTTTCGATATGATCGTCGGAACGTATCAACGATACGGGCACAACCATGCACGTGTGGGACGATAAGCATCAACGCACCCCTTTGATGTTTTGCTGTTGCGCGAGCGCGCGAATCGCCGCACGATAGATCGACGCAACGCTTACGTCGATACCACTCTTGCGTTGCAAGTGTTCGACGATCGCGACGAAGTTTTGTTTGTCTTGCTCGTCAAGGCGAACGTTGACGAAGTTTGGAGCAATAGCGTTCATGTGTGATTTGTCTCACAAGTTAGACGAGCAACCAGGATAACACAAACGAAACGGGCCGCGCATGCGCGGCCCGTTCGGGTGAGTGTGACACGTGACGAATCACTGCTTAACTGCCACCAACATAGCCACACCAATGACACCGGGATCACACTCGTGTGGAGTGTATGGCGCGATACCGCGATGCATCTTGTGCGCGTCGGGCAGGTCGGACCGATACGCATCGCCTAATGTGGCATAGATCGATTGCGACGATTCGCGTTCTGATTCTTTGGCGAGTCCGCAATGCAGGCATTTATAGACGAGTTTCATTCGTCACACTCCGGCACCGTACTGTCTACGATCGGCGCGACCAAATCATACGGCATGCGCTTCAGGTGCTCCATATCGCCCGCGAGTCCTTGCCATGAAATAATCGAACCGGTAGCGAACACGATCGGCCCGTTGTGCCAGTGTTCGCCATCCCATACGATCAGCACTTTTGACCAATTGCCGGTCGAATAGCGCACGCGGTATGCACCGACACGATACGGAGCATACTCAGGGAATGCGTACTCTTGCGATAGCTTTGCCATTGGCGTACCGGCGACGAGCAACGATATTTTGTTGTTCTCGGCTACCTCATGGATCGCGCCGCACGCGTAACACTTCTGACGCTGCGAACCGTGCAAGCGAACGTATGACTGGAACATCAACGTCACTTTCATCGGTTCTTGGCAAGTGTGGCAGTTGTAGTTATGCATAGTTCACCTGTATTTGCTCCTGGTCAAGTCGGCGATGATATCGCCAATGTTGGGGATGTTTGCTGCGCGTAGCAATTGAACCGCGTATTCGATACCTGCCGCGCGACCCAGCATGAAACCGCGCTCGTATGTTTCGTCGAGTGCACGCGTCACATGATCCGGCCGGGACGACGGCAGGAAATCACGCGGCGGTATAGGGGGCGATCGCTTCGTCATAGTAGGAACAGAAGGCGTCAACCAGCGCATGACGCATCGCAGTTGCAGTCATCGATAAAGATGACGTGAACCATTTCGATGCACCGATTTGTACACGTACATCGGCGACGCTGTAGACGACGCGGACAACATATGGATGACGGCAAAGCGCAACGTCAAGTTTTACAAATCCTCGCATGCGCGCCACGCCGAGCATTTCGAGCGCATGTAACGTGCTATGTTCCGGCTCGAAGTGCGTAATGTCGGCACCGGGGAATTCGGCATGTATCGCGCTTTCGTCGCGCACCGTTTGGACGAATACTTTCGCGCCGACCGCGAATGCACATTTCGCGGCACGTTCTAGGTATTCGTTCGGCGCTTCGTTCGCGCGGTATATCTGTTTCATGTTCATTTCTGATCCCCATATGCGATGTAATCGAGTGACACGCCGAGCACGCGGGCGAGTTCGATCATGTTGAAAAAGTGACAACCGCGCCGATCCAGTTCGAGTTTAGCAACGACGCTTTGGCATACTCCTGCGCGTTCGGCGAGTTGTTTTTGATACATACCCTTACTCGTCCGAAGTCGGCGCACACGTTGGCCGATCGTTTCGGGGCAAGTGGGCGCGTCCTGAGTTTGGGTCATACCAACTCCATGAAGGGCGAGTAACGAATGGCGCGGGCTCCCATGCACCCCAACCGGGACGACAGACGCGCCGATAACGAATGAACCATTGCCCATCTTCGCGTTGTGCGCATTGCTTGGTGCCAGCATTGTTGCGGAAAATGGGCGACGAGTTCATGGTTAGCGTCCGCGTTCCAACGCTTCGAATTGTCGCGCACGATTCAACAGTTCAACGCTATCCGTTAGCTCCGTCTGAAACCGTGCGGCACGAATGCGGTTAAACGACGCGAGCTTTTGTAGATTGTCACGTTGTTGGAGCAGGAAACGCTGTTCGTCAATGGTGAGAAGTTGATCCATGTCTCACGCTCCGATGTATTGAATATTAACGAACACAGGCCGAAGTATCGGATTCGATAGACGTTGGCGGATAGCTTTCAGTGCATCGGCATACGATTTACACTTAAGCCGATGTGTCGCGCTGTCATGCGCGTACCGCCATAACGCAATGTGTGTATCTGGGGGCGTTAGCTTCACACGCGGCATCGCAGCGCTTTTGTACCCGAGCAGCGCGTTAGACAATTCCGACATATGACGCGTCATAGCGTTATACGCGGCCGGGTACCCGCCGACTTCGGCGACGAACGCGCCGCGATAATTGATGACGTAGCGACGGTCTTTCGCCACGATCGTAAAGCCGTTATCTTTGGCAAACTGTTTTGCGATTTCGGCCGGGGTAGCTTGCATGATTACACCTCAATGAGTTGTTGTAACAATTGGCACGGGTTGATCTGATGCCATTTATCAGCGCGGGCGGCTGCATGTACTGTCGGGGTGATATTAATATCAGTATTTTCGATTGCGGTGATATACGAGCCAGCCGCGACGACATGGACCGCGCAAGTAGCAGCGGCATCGGCGACATGGGCCGCGCAAGTGGCAGCAGCATCGGCGGCATCGGCGGCATGAACAGAGCATGCGGCCGCACGTGCTGCATCGGCGGCCGCACGTGTCGCATAGACGGCTATACGTGTCGCATTCAACGTCATGAATGCAGCCATGGCAGTGTGATGGCACAACGTGATAGCCGTATCGACGTCGTTAGCAGCACTAGCGGTTTTCTTTACGCACATTTCGGCCCACATTTCACCGAAACCAAGCTTGTCAGCAAACGATTGTAGCGATGGAAGTACAGTAGTCCACATCCAATTTAAGATCAGCTTTAGGCGTTCATTTTCCTTATCGCGCCCTGTACCTGCCGCGAATGGCAGCAGTCGTTTCCATTCGTCGGAGTTGCGCATTTCGAATGGCATCGAATCTTGAACCACAATAATCCAACGCCCTATTACATCGGACATGCACATCGGCACTTCATCTGTCAAACGTCCCGATAGCGAAAGATTGATCGCGGCAATGCTACATGTATTTTCTTTCTTGCCGATCCCACGCACCAAAGTGTGCGTTTCGAGAAATTCGGTGATCGATTGCCGTTGTTGCAAAGTGATAGTTGACATACATTTCTCCTAGTGAACGAACGGATAGAGCGTTCCGGCAGGTTGCATCGTCGTCCAAATCCATACGGCGATGACCGCAACGAACAGTAACGATTTCATGTGTTTGGCTCCGAACTGTGATTTGTGCCAAGTATAGAACCGTTACTTACGCGAACGCAAGCACAAAATGAAACGGGCCGCACGTGCGGCCCGTTTGGTGCGATCGACGAATGCTCGTCAATGTGACAAGCGCTTGACTTCAGCGGCGAGACTGCGCGGCATGTTTGGCAGTTCATAGTGCTCCGACGCAGCCGCGAGCGTCTTGGCGTCCTTGTGCATTACGGCGTATTCGAGCACCGCGAAGCGTAGGCCATCACGCGACCCGAAGTAACGGTTAAGCAAGCCATCCGACACTTGCACTTCACGAGCCACGGCGGCTCGTGTCACTTTGCGGATGCCAGACTTCTTGGCGATCTTATATGCAGCTTCGGTCAGTTGTGCAGCACGTGCCTCTGCTGCCATTCGTTCGTTTGCCATGATTCAAGGGTCCTTTCGGTAGCTACGGTTAGGGTGTTGCGAATATTACAACGTTCCGGGGCCGGTTGCAAATGCTGCGTCGCAACCGTCAGCAATCGCGAGCTTCAAGAAATTAAATTGCGCCGCTTCGTGCTTATCGTTCGGGTTGAACCTCCACCCTTCGTGTTTCATTTCGCGCATGCATGCCTGACCGATCGTCGTACCGACCATTTCGGGCGTGATGACGACGGGACGCCATCCGACAAGATCAGGTGACGCAAACACTTCGTTCCATTGCTTTGACACGTTGCCGAGCCCGAACCGCACCATGCGCCCGTCATCGGTTCGGAACGCGCCGGAGTTGTTGCGGAACAACCGAATACCCATGCGCGCCGCTTCGAGTGATACCAGGTCTTGCTGACGCGCTTCGGAACCGGGTTTGGCGTTAGTGTCGCTGTGCTCGTCCGTTCCGGTCGCGTCGATACCGAACATTAGTTTCAACGCGCGCAACGGTTCGGCGCCAATACCGTACATGTGCGCCCACATATCGAGTGTCATTTGTCACCCCGCCCGCTAACTGGCGATGCTGCCGCGCGGTCTATGAGAGCCAATAGCGCTTTCTTGTCATCATTGATGCGACTACGCAGCATTGAATTGTAGCTGTCGCCGATCTCACCCCACTTGACGCCTTCCGATCCGTCTTGCTCGCCCGAATACCACGCTGTGTAAATCAATTTGTCGATGGCCTTCTCAAACGCCCCGCGCTCGTCCTGCGCTGCTGCGGGCGTCGGTTCTTTATCCGCCCACAGTGCGAGAAATTGCTCTTTGTATTCTGGATGCTGATTAATTAGCCATGCAGTATCGAGCAGCAGATTTTTAAGGCTGCGCGGCTCGGTAGCTGCCGAATGGCATCCGACACAAACATAAATGCTCGGATTCTCGATGCTACATACCTTCGGCTCAGCAACATGACCGCAAACGATGCAGGATTTAGCGTACTCTGCGTCGATGCATGCGTTAAAGAACTCTGCATCCGGCTTGGCGTAGGTGCCTGCTGCGGGCGTTGGGGCGGTGCGCATTGCCAAATCGATCGGCTCCGCCTGCCCCGCGCTGGCAGCAATAGCCAGCGTGACGATGGCTTCGATCTGTCCGTCAGTCAGCATGCTTACCCCCGCTTTTCTGCGATCTTGCGTTGAACGCGCTGCTCATACGTCTGATACTTGCTTGCGCGATGCCGTTGCCGACGTTGCGCGCGCGTCAAATGTGGCTGATAGTTCGGGTTCATTTGCGGGGTCGGTGCAAGATCAATGCCAAGCGCGCGCAGTTGTTGATCGAGCGGCAACAACTGCGCGCGGATTTCGTTAAAACGATCAGCGCTGATATGTGGTTGCGTCAGTGCATGAGCCAACGTATTGCGTAGTTGTGTCAAGTGCTCAATGACTTTTTCACGCCCTACGACTGGCACGACTTTATCGGCTGTCATGTGTACTCCGGCTCGTTAGTAATGGTCAGGTCTACCGGCGTAACGATACCACGATTTGCCAGGTCTGCAACGATTCGTTGATGTAGCGTTTCGGCTTCGGGACGACCGAGCGTCATAGCTTGCATCCCATCCATGTTGAACGTGAACCAAAACCGGCGCCAGTTGACGCTAGTGTCATCGCCAGGGCGAGCTGTCGCGCCGTACCAAAATGCCATAACTGCGCGTAGACGATGCTGCGCGGCTTGCCGCTCCATGTGGCGTTTTACGGCCGGTAGATGCGCCGGTCCCGAGAGGTTCGGCGCGGCCCCGTCGATACGTGCAATCTCGCCGCGATACTGCGCGAGGATTGCTGGATCGATTTCGGCTAGGTCGCCATCGACTTGAGCCGGTCCGCCGCGCACTGTCGGGGGCGGTGCAGCAGTGCCACAATACGGGCATGCGGAGTAGATGCGCTCGTAAGGTTTGGCGCATGTCAGCGCTAGGCACACCCGCATCGGAATTCCATCGTTGACGGACGGTCCGCGCTTGCTACCCGCGTCAAGCGTCCATATGCGCGGCTTGTCGGGTGGTCCCTTGTGAAAATAAAAGTTGCCGACATGATCGAAGATGAACGCAAACGGCTTGCCGGACGTGCGGATGAATTCGAGCCGTTGCGCGACGGTGTATGTATCCCATGCGTTCGCGAGCATCGGCGAAACCATCAAGCGCAACGCACGACCCCACATTTGCGAGTACAACGCGAATGATGCTGTCAACCGACCAAACGATACGCACTCGATTGCTGGTAGATCGAACCCTTCGCCGAACAAATCGACATTGATTAGTTGCCATATCTCACGGTTGCGAAATCGACGAATTGTTGTGCGCCGCACGGTTTCATCGTCTTCGCCAGTGAGCACAGCGGCCGGAATGCCCTTGCGATTGAACTCGTCGCATATCTCGCGCGCGTGCTCGATGTCTTGCGCGAATGTCACGCCGAGCTTGCCTCGCGCATGCTCGATGTATGTGTCGACGATACTGCCGACAAGTTTCTTGGACTTGTGCACGGCATCGCGCGCTTGATCCTGGTTGAACTCGCCAGACGACCCGACATCAATACCTTCCGTTGCTAGATCGTCCGGTTTGATGCTGATGATCTTGTAATCAGTCAAATATGCGTTATCAATCAACCATCGCATCGGGGGCCCTTCGACGAGCGCGTCGGCGATTCCGTGTGCATGCGAGCCTAGACCTTTCTTGTCGGCGCGTATCGGCGTCGCGGTCGGCAACAGATACCGTGCATTGCGGAACAAGTGGGCGGCTTTGCCCCACTTGTTCTCGCGCAGGACATGATGCGCTTCGTCGATATGGACCATGCCAACGCTATCGGGCCATGCTCCTAGCTCGCGCCGACCGATCGTATCAACGGACGCAACTTTCCACGATGATCGGGCGTTGTAGAATGTCCGTCCGAATTCTTCGACATGGGCCGCAACGATCGTGCGTATCACTTTGTCCGACGCTATCAACCCGTGCGGAACTTCTTCGCGCGCTAGTTGCAACGACATTTGGCCGAGCAGTTCACCCCGATGCGCGATGCTGCAACCGGCCGGAAAACGATGATCCCACGGTTTGGCGATATGCTTCTTGGCTTGATGTCCCATAATGACGGTCTTGCCACCACCGGTCGATAGCTGCATCATGACCGCCCGTGCACCTGCCAAATACGCACCATCAACATCGGCGTCTAACTTTTGTTGGAACCCGCGAAGATTTGACAAAATTTCTCCGTTAAGTGCTTGACTGTTAGTAACGGTCGAATCATACTTCGTTCCGTCGTACCCTTCAACCATGCCAAGGATGCAACATGCAACCGACTCTTACGTTTTCGTTCCCGTGGACCATCAGCGCGGCTGACGCCATCAACGCCGTAGCAGCGCACTTCGGTGCAACGGTCAGTATTAATGGCGGTGCACCGCAAGTTCCGGATCATATCAAACAAGCCATCGAACGATTCGGTGGCGGCGGCAGTGGCTTCAATCATGCGAACGGCACTGCTATCGCCTTCGGTGACGGCGTCAATCCGGCGAGCGGCACCGAAGTTAGCGCCGCTATCGCCTTCGGCGGATTGATGAATGGGTCGGCGGGAAACGTCCTGGCGACATCGGCAACTGCCCCGTCTTCTGCGGATGTCGCAACATCAACGATTGCCCACGCGGCTCAGACGGGTATTTCTCAAACTTCGGCGCACGAATCGTCGTCCAATGCGCCTACCGTCGCCCCCGGTTCGGCTGCAACGACTGCGGCCCCGGCCCCTGCAAACGCCGTTGAGTTCGATGCAACCGGCTTGGCATGGGATGCACGTATCCATAGCGGCAAGAAATCGCAGACGGCTGCGGGTGAATGGCGAGCGCTCAAGGGTGTCGATAAGGGGCTCGTAAAGATCGTCGAACTCGAATTAAGGGCGAAGTACCCAAACGCCCCACGTGGGACGACTTCAAGCGCGCCGGTCGGAGTCGGATCGACTATCAGCGCTGGTGCTTCCGCTGACCCGACCGCCGCTGAATTCGTCGATCAGCAAGCGAGAAAACGCGCCGCTCTCGAATTCGCCAACAATGAGGCGATGCGCGTCGCTGGCCCGCAACAAATCGACGATAGTACGCTCGCCAAGTTGTTGTCTGGCTCGCCCGGTCAGGTAACGCTTACGCCTGCACAAAATGAATGGTACGCGATCTATTACGCCAAGCGTAACGCTGCCTACACGGAGTTCATGGCGCGCCCTACCGCCGAACCGGCGAATATCGCGCAGCCGGTCGTACCTGCTACACCTGCGGTAACCCCCGCATCCGGTGCCGGTGCTGAACTTGACGCAACGGGCTTGCCGTTCGATGCGCGTATCCATGTCCCGGCAAAGTTGAAAGATTCGGCGGGTGTGTGGCTCCAACGTCATGACGTATCAGGCGAGACAAAGCTTGCCATCATGGCGGAGTTGCGGGGAAACGTTGCGGCTCAGGCGTCTACCGCGCCGATTGGCGCGAATGGGTCTATACCTGCTGTACCGGCGCCCCCCGCTGCCCCCGTGCTCGCCACGGCTGACGAAGCAAAGGTTGATTTCCTGAAGCTCACGCAATGGATTGTCGGCAATCAACTTGCGAAACGGATCGGCGCAACGGATGCGGCCGATGCTGCGGCGTCCCTCGGGTTTGTCGGTGCTGACAATATGGGGCAACTTGTACTAATGCGCGAACATAGCTCCATGTGGCCGTATGTTGTCCAAATCTTGCAAGCCAAAGGGGCTCAGTAATGGCCGATAGCCCGTTCGAATTGCGTTTGTCTCACGCGGCCGAATGGGTTCGATGCGCCGCGTTCGTTCGGATGAATCGCACGCCACAAGCGGCGGTACTCGATGGCGCGGCGGATCACACGGTGCGCGAAGAAGGTACGGCGATGCATTGGGTAGCACAACAGACGATGTATTGCCGTGATAGCGATTATCCATACATGCCGCGAGTCGGTGACGTTGCGCCTAACGGTGTAACTATCACCGACGAGATTTACGACGGAGCCGCGTTTTTTGTTGATGTTCTCGCATCATACAAAACAATGCCTTGGCGAATCGAGGAACAACTTGCGGCGCCATCGATTCACCCAAAGTGCGGCGGTACACCTGATGCGTTTGGGCACGATTTGTTCAAGCCGCGTATCGTTTTACCGGATTTAAAAGGGGGCTATCGACCGGTCAATGTTTGGCCTAACTGGCAATTGATTGGATACGCGGCGGCGATTCTCGATTCAAACCCGACGTGGCACCACCCGGACCTTGAAATTGAATTCGTTATCGTGCAGCCTCGTGCATATCATCGTGACGGGCCGGTGCGAAAGCAAGTCGTGCAATACCGCGACTTGCCGCCATACATCGATGCGTTGCGTATGGCGGCTGCGATCGCAACTGGCGAGCATGCCTCGGCTGTCGCGGGACCGCAATGTGACGATTGCGCGGCGCGTGCGTCATGCAGCGTATGCCACGCGGCAGGGATGCGAGCGCTTGAAGTTGCGGGCGAACCGGACGTGCATGATTTGCCGATTGCTGCGATTGATTATGAAATGCAACGCCTTGAGGACGCGGCACGGTTGATTGAAGCACGACTGACAGGGTTGCAAGCACAAGCGGTACATTTGATTCGACGCGGCGAAACATTGCCTAGCTATACGTTAGAGTCGGGTGTCGGTCGGTTGGCGTGGATCGACGAACAGGCAGAGAGCGAAGCAATCGCGATTGCAGCATTGTTGGGCGTTGATATTCGCAAACCGGCTAAAGCAATCACGCCGTTGCAGGCAATGAAACAGTTGCCGAAAGAGTACGTTGAGCAATACGCGCGTCGCAATCGCGGCGAGCAAAAACTAGTCCGTTTTGACCGCAACGCGGCAGTCAAGGCGTTTTCTCATCTGAAGAAGGATTAACGAATATGGGTTATCAATTCACTACCCCGGTTGGACGCTTGGTCTATGGCTCCGTTTGGGAGCGCCGCAAGAAGACGGATAAGAAAGGTCAACCAACACTTATCAAATCTGGTCCGAACGCAGGCCAACAAAAAGAGTCGTGTGATTTCGGAGTCGCATATCCGAAGATGCTTGCGAATGGCGCGCCGAATGCACAGTTCGACGAATGGCGCCGCGCTATCATCGAGCAGGCACGCGCGGGCTATCCGCAATTCTTCAATGGTCCTGTCGATCCGTTCACGGGTAAGCCGGGGAGCACGCATCCGCGCATGACGCTCAAGATCAGTGACGGTGACGGCGTGGACGGCGAGGGGCGACCCAACAATCAAAAGGAAGGCTGGGCGGGACATTGGGTCGTTCATTTTTCGAGTTCGCAAGTGCCGCGCGTTTTCGATATTAACGTCGGTTTGGCACCAGAGCAACAATTGCAAGATTCATCGCAAGTATTGCCGGGTGATTACGTCGCTGTACAGGGTAACTGCGAAGCCAATATTGGCAGCGAAACCCCTGGTGTCTACATGAACCATTCGATGGTCTGTTTCATCGGCAAAGGTCAACGCATAGTTAGTGGTCCGAAGGCATCCGAAGCGTTCGCGGGTGTCATGGCCGGTCAAATGCCGCCCGGATGCGTGCCAGGCGCCACACCCGCCAGCGTTGCGCCGCCCATTCCCAGCGCTTCTGTACCGGCCGTACCGCCTGCACCTGTCGCACACGATCCGCGCGCTAAAGCTGTCGCTGATGGTTGGATTCCGCACCCGCAAGCGCCGGGGCATATGTACAAAGGTAACGAAGTGAAAACCGATGCCGAGGTGCTCGCGATGTATCCGGCGCCCGTTGTTGCACCGCCTGCACCGCCTGCACCGCCTGCACCGCCTGCACCGCCTGCACCGCCTGCACCGCCTGCACCGCCTGCACCGCCTGCACCGCCTGCACCGCCTGCACCGCCTGCACCGCCTGTCGCGAGTGGCCCAACGTTGACGCCTGCTGCGATGGCGGCCGGTTTCACGACTTACGATGCTGCGAAAGCGAACGGGTGGACCGACGAGCTATTGCGCTCTAATGGCTATCTCGCATAAGATCGTCTAATCGTTACTCACGGAACGCCCGCCCCGAGCGGGCGTTTTCGCTATGACAAAACGCCCGCTCGCATTCTTTGATCTAGAAACGTACCGTAACTATTTCCTTTGCAAATTTTTGCTACCCGATAGAACATTTGTTGATTTCGCAATGTTTCCGGGGCAACCGTTAAATCGCGTCGGCGTTCTGCTAATGTTGGCGAAATATACGATTGTTGGTTTCAATAGCAATAACTACGATTGTCCGATACTTGCACTCGCGCTGACCGGAGCGAACAATCAAACGCTCAAGGACGCGAACGATCTAATCATTACGCGCGGTATGAAGCCGTGGGATTTCTACCGCGCGTTTAATGTACGTATGCCAGAATGCACCGACCATATCGACATCATGGAAGTGTTACCTGGCGTGCGCATCAGTCTCAAGGCATACGCAGGTATCGCGCATTGCCCGACTATCCAAGATTTGCCGATCGATCCATCGCAAGATATTTCGATGATCGAGCGCATACGACTTTCGACGTATTGCGGTAACGATCTGCGTGTCACGAAGCGACTGTACGAAATCGCATGTGAGAAAGAATGGATTCCACTACGCGAACATATCAGCGACGAGATCGGTATCGATGTTCGCAGCAAGTCGGATGCGCAAATCGCTGAAGCATTGACACGTGCGAAACTCGGGTTTCGACCTGAGCCGATCCAACGTCCGAGCGGGTATCAATTTACATATAAGACACCGGCATGCGTTTCGTTTCAAACCGAACAATTGCGCGAAGTGCTACGAATCGTCGAATCGTCGCCGTTCACGGTTTTGCACGCCGAAGAAGAAACGGATGAACTTGACGAAGATGGCAAGAAAATCAAATCCGGCATTAAGATGCACAAGGACGTTAAAGCAATTCGCGTGCGTATCGGATCGAGCGTTTATAAGTTCGGCGCTGGCGGTCTGCATTCGCAAGAATCGGCAGTATGGTACGAAACGACACCAATGCATATCATTTGTGATAGTGACGTAGGGTCATACTATCCGGCTATTATTGTTGAGCAGGGGCTTTACCCGGAACAATGCGGTCCCGGCGAATTGACGTTGTACGCGAACACGAAGCGCGAGCGCATTGAAGATAAGCGAGCCGGACGCAAGAAAGCGGCGAATTCGAAGAAGATTATTTTGAATGGTAAGTTCGGCAAGCTTGGAAGCAAATACAGCATGTTCTATGCACCCGAGCTATTGATGCAAGTGACGATCAGCGGTCAGTTAATGCTGTTGATGCTTATCGAAGATTTAGAGCTTGCTGGTATCAGCGTCATATCGGCAAATACTGACGGCATCGTTACGCGGTGTCCTGTTCCGTTACTGCCGACACGCGATCGAATTATGGCATTTTGGCAGACTGCAACCGGGATGGAACTTGAGCACCAAATTTACACCGGCATCTACTTTCGTGATGTCAACAATTACTTTGCTGTCACGCCTAAAGGCGAAGTCAAACGCAAGGGAATTTTCACGCCTGCCGAAGTGGGTAGCGGTCCGTCGTCGTCCAAAGCCCCACACCGTGAGATATGCGCCGATGCGGTCATTGCGTATATCAAAGATGGCATACCGCTCGATGAAACGATCTATCGATGCCGTGATATCCGCAAGTTCGTCACAGTCCGCACGGTAAAGGGCGGTGCAGTCTATGACCCTCACTACGGGACCGAAATCGAACAGTTTGAGCCGACGCAAGAAGTGCTAGGTAAAGTCGTTCGTTGGGCTTATCGGCGCGACTATACCGGCGCGATTCACTATCGGACAAACGGCAATAAGGTAGCCGACAGTGAGGGTGCGTGGCCGTTGATGACGTTGCCCGATGCAGTACCCGATTGGATCGACTACGAGTACTATGTATCGCATGCGCGCAAACTGTTATCAACAATGGGATATGAAAAATGACGATTTACTATGTGCAATTTTATTGCAACGATGAAGTTGTGACAACATACTGCCATACAGTAAGCGCCAGGGGTGACACCGATTGTGAAAGTGCAGCACAACATGTGTTCGGGCGAATGCCGACCATGCCTGCCGATATCGTTGGTTGTGTTGTTATTCCGACGTATCTGCACTAATTAAAACGCCCCGTCGTGCGGGGCGTTGTTTCACGTCTTAGCGATTTGTAATCGCTGACTGTTCCAAAAGTTTTCGAGTCGTTGATACATCAACGTCATCGCCGCCAGATCGTCGTTACCTCGCTTAACTGCAACGCCACCAGGCACCCGATACGCGTCCGGATAAAACACGGCATACTGCGTCGGAGTCACAAGGAACGATTGACACAATGGATGCGATTGTACTGCTGTCTGCGCGTCCGCGAGCGTCGCAAAGCTACCTGTTGATGTATCCGGCATCTTGCATTTTCCTTATATAGTCTTGCAATGCCGCGAGCCGCGCCGCAGTAGCATCAGCGTCATCCGCTATTGCGACAACGCTTGCAGCAGTTGAAGGTGATAGCTCTGCAACGGCGGGGGCATCATTAGCTCCGGGGGCGGCGGGGGTGCTTTCGCTTGCGGTGCCGGTGACACTGCAACCGGTGACGTGGACGCGCACGCGCTCAGTGCCAGCAATGAGCTTGCGCTGATAATCAAGATTGTCTTTCGCATGTTGGGCTACTTCCGTTTCGTATTGCTGTTGGATGGTTGCAACTTGACCTTCGGCTACTTGTCCTTTGGCGAGTGCTTCGACGAGTTGCTGCGCGGCGGTCGCGTTGATACGCGCGATGTCTGATGCATGTGCCGCTTGCTCATGCGCGAGTGCTGCACCATCGATCTTATGGGCAACGGTATATGTAACTCCACCGCCGAGCAGCGCACCAACGATCGCAGATACGACACATAACTCTAATTCAGTTGGCATAATTCGGTTTCCTGTTGACGGCGGATGACTTGACCATAACAGTTATTTTTTCTAACTCTACAGTCGCGATCACCATCGCGAATCCATCGATTGATTTGTGCGCATGCCGCTGCACGATTGCCTGCGTTCAATTCTCGCAAAAATGTACTTGACGCACACTTGCCGGGTCCGATGTTGTACGCACAGAACGAAATGACGGCGGCGCGTTCGGGCTCGGACATCGGCACTTTAACCATCCTATCGACTTCCGCCGCCGCCGTATTGACGGCCGCTGCATCCATGCGCGTACATTGTTCGGGCGTGAACCGATCGCCAGGGTGTACGCCTGCGGTCACACCCATACATGCGGTCCAAATGCCGCGCCCGTCCTGATACGCGACAAGTCGATCGCCCTCTTTCTCGTGTAAGAATTGCGTAGCGATAGTAACGGCCGATGCTCCGGCCGCAATCAACGTTAGCACCTTACGACTTAGCGTTGTCGCCATCGCCTTTTTCCTCCTTTCTGGCAATGCTGCGCCAGTGTGACCAATCGCCACGGATACCCGAACGAATGGCAACAACATAATCAGTCATCCACGGCAACGCCTTGACGATTTGCACCGCCGAATACGTTGCCGCCAAAATCCCGGCAATCGTGCTAATTGCGCCAGTGTTAGAAATCATACTAAGTGCGGCCCCCGTATTGACTGCCGTTACTTTGACAGCGCTTGCGATTAGTGTTTCGTTTTGCATATTACCGTCCGATTAATAGCGAATGTAAATCAAACCATTTCCACCAGTCGCACCCGCTACTGCGGAGCCACTACCCGGGCCGCCCGCACCGCCGCCAGGCGTATTGCCGTTCGCTGCTGTTGAGACACCCGATGAACCGCCGCCGCCGCCGCGAGGCGATGCACCGCCGCCGCCACCCGTCACATTAGCACCGCCGGTGCCCGTATAAGGTGCGCCGTTCGTTCCCGCGATATTCAAATCGCCGCCCGATGCCGCACCGCCGCCACCG